TTATTAGGTGATGATAGAAAACTTCCTTATGGTACTTCTATGTTGGAGAAAGCAAGACGTATTTGGAAACAATTATTACTTTCAGAAGATGCGATGTTGATTTATAGAACTTCAAGAGCTCCTGAAAGACGTGTATTTAAAGTTTATGTTGGTAATATGGACGATAAAGATGTTGAACCATATGTACAACGTGTGGCTAACAAATTTAAAAGAAGTCAAGTGGTTGATTCTCAAACAGGGAATGTAGATATGAGATTTAATCAAATGGCTGTTGACCAAGATTACTTTATTCCTGTTCGTGACCCTGCGGCACCAAGTCCAATTGATACCTTACCGGGAGCACAAAATTTGGCGGAGATTGCCGATATTGAATATATCCAAAAGAAATTATTAACAGCACTTCGTGTCCCTAAAGCGTTTTTAGGTTTTGAGGAAGTAACGGGTGATGGTAAAAATTTATCATTAATGGATATTCGTTTTGCTAGAACAATTAATAGAATTCAAAAATCTATGATTGCCGAATTAAATAAAGTGGCGATTATTCATTTATTCTTACTAGGATTTGAGGATGAATTGTCAAACTTTACTTTGGCTCTTACAAACCCATCATCTCAAGCAGATTTATTAAAAATTGATATTTGGAAAGAGAAAATTTTATTGTATAAAGATGCTGTCGCGGCTATCGAAGGTATTGCTCCGGTATCTGTAACATGGGCTAAGAAACACGTATTAGGATTCTCTGATGAAGAAATTAAATTAGATTTACAACAACAACGTATTGAAAAAGCGGTTGGTGCGGAATTAACTAATACCGCAACAATAATCACTCATACAGGTGTGTTTGACACGATAGATAAATTATACGCAAGTAAATCCGGAACTACGGCCGTTGGAGCTGCGGCTCCTGCCCCACCACCTGGTGGAGGAGGTGGAGGTGGCCTTGAATCTGACTTAGGTGGAGGGATTGACTTAGGTGCAGCACCTGAACCGGGTGGAGCACCTGAACCGGGTGGAGCACCGGCACCGGGGGGTGAAGCTGAAATAACTCCTGAATCTGTGAAACGGGATAATCTGAATATATTATTGGAAAGTGGTAATCTAACTGATGACGATTCTTATATTGATTTATCTCGAGCAAGAAATTCTTTAGGTGATATTGAGAAAGAATTGGATAAAATCTTAAATGATTGATATTTATAATTAAAAACGAAAATGACAAAGTTTGGAATATTAAAATCGAAGATAGAAAACGTATTACTTGAGTCGTATAAAAACGATACATTTAAAGACGAATTAAAAACATTTAAAAAACTTGTATTAGAGAATAAAAATGTTAGTAAAATTTTCTATATGTATGATGAATTAAACTCTAAAAAAGGTTTGAGTGAATCATATTCAAGAGAATACATCCACGAATGTATAACTCTATATGAAAATGCGGTGAATAAAATTTTACCAGCAGATTTAAAAAAATTAAATATGTGGGTTAGAAATGCTAAATCTAATAACTCATACGAAAATATTGATAATTTATTTTCAACAGATGTTTTAACTATCGAATCAAGAATTAAAAGTAAAAATTTAATTATTGAGAATTTGAGAAAACTTCCAATTACAGAATCTAAAGGAATTGAACTTCCATTATCAACTATGGTTAGTGTAGCAAATAAAACTATTAAGAATTATATTGATACTTTAAGTGAATCTGACAAAGCTGAAATAGTTAAATTGTTATCTGAAAATGATGGTGAATTATCCGTGAAATATAACACCCTTAAAGAAAATGTGGTTGATAAATTAAAAGCAATGAAGAATTCGTCCGAAGATAATTCAGTGAAAACTAGAATTGATGAAACACTTACAAAAGTGTTATCAGAGAAGTACGACAAATTAACGTATTTTAAACTTAAAAGTTTAAACGAGAATCTTTAATTGTTATCCGAATAATATTTTAATTGAACGTGTTTAGCTTTCGCTAACACGTTTCTTTTTTTTACGGAAGGTTTGATAAATTCTTTTCGCTTATTAAGTTCAGAACTTTGACGTGTCTTGATAACTTTACTTTTATAGAGTTTCAGTGCTTTCTCTATTGGTGTATTTTTATCTAATTTAACTATTAACATATATAACATATATATCAAAATAACAAAAAATTTGACCTGACGCCTTATTTTACCTATCTTTTTTAAAAATAAAAGGAAAAATATGAAAATTAATGAAAAAGGGGAAAACCTCTCAACTAACAGGTTTCAAAACCGCGAAAGTTGTTTATGGGACAGTTGATTCTGTAAACTTGAAATCACTTTACTTAAACATACAAACATGGGTCGAACCAATCTATGAATCCGATAATTGGTCGAGAACAGTTTTAAATTTAAGTAGGGGTGTTAAACACTCGGTTTACGAGTCGTTAAATAATAAAATTTTTGATACAAAATTTATTGTAGATTTAGATTTAAGGTCAAGTGGGTTAAATTTGGGTAAAAAATCATTTATGAATTTAGAAGTTAATTTCTATGTTATAGAAGAAAACCTCGATTTTAAATCAAAACAAATTAAAGATACATTATTAAAAATTACAAATAAAATCTACAATGATAACTTTTATGACAACAATTATTTTAAGTTTTATCTAACTAAAAAAATCAAATCCGTTAAAGATACGTTACAAACCGAAAATGTTTAATATTTATTATTAAAACATTTAAAATGAGTTTAAGAATATTACAACCGAACGAATCAGGAAAAGGTATATTAGTTGAATACGATGCCGGATATATTAATCCAAAGGATAATCGTAACGAAACATTAATAAGAGAATCTAATGAAATGTTAGACCACTCAAAACCATTTGAATTTTATGCTGTATTACAAAAATATGATACACCAAATAGAAATGGTCGATTATACCCTGAACGTATATTAAAAAGAGAAGCCGATAATTATAAAAAAATGATTAAAAAGGGTACTGCTCTGTCAGAGTTAAATCACCCGGAATCATCTTTAATTGATTTAGATAGAGTTTCTCACTCAATCACCGAAGTATGGTGGGAAGGTAATGTCCTAATGGGAAAGATTAAATTATTGACATCACCGGGATACCACGAAAGAGGTATTTGCTCAACCAAAGGAGATTTGGCGGCAAATTATTTAAGACAAGGAGTTACGTTAGGAATATCATCAAGAGGTGTAGGTTCTCTTAAAAAGATTGGTGAACAAAATGAAGTACAAGACGATTTTGAATTAATTTGTTTTGACTTGGTGTCCTCACCTTCAACTCCGGGAGCATATCTATTCTTAAATAAAGATGACAAACATCTGTATGACGAGAACTTAGAAGAAGAGAAAAAAATGAGTATTGAAAGACATGTTGGTGATTCAGGAAATAAATCACTTGACTTAATGAAAAAATTAAACGATTATTTAGGATATTAAACTAAATAGAAAAAATTATGGACGAAAAGTATTTCATTGCAAAAATTACATTGGACTCAGTTGATGAGGCATCAGGTAAGATTAAAAAATTAAGAGAAGAAAAATTAGTGAGTGGTTACAACCCAACTGACGTAGAGGCTAAAGTAACGAAAGTATTTGAGCATTATACAATGGAATGGAGAATCACAGCAATTGTTGAAAGTAAAATTGATGAAGTGATAGAATAAGAATTTATATTCAATAATTAATTAAGGAGACAGAAATGTCTCCTTTTTTTATGCTTTTATTTTTTTGGTAATATTTATTAATATAAAAAACTCATTATCAAATTAGCAAAAATAATGCTTTTTTGATAATGGGAGATATTTATATATTAAAATAACTTAAACACAAATGGCAAAAGAAAAATCTTTAGTTGAAGAAGCTATCATCCAAATGAAAAATTTGGAAGAAGCGGTAGCGGAAAATGCAAAAGGAATACTTGCTTCGACAATGTCGCAAGAAATCAAAGAACTAGTAAAAGAATCTCTTACAGAACAAGATGATGAAGAGGTTGACACTGAAGTTGACATGGATGACATGGATATGGATACAGATATGGACGACATGGAAATGGACGACATGGATGTTGATGTAGACATGGAAGACGACATGGATACTGATAATATGGATATGGATGATGAAGATACCATAGACCTTACTGACGTA